GAATGTGCTAGTATGGATGGTAAAATCCTACAAGAAGTTCTAATTCCTACGATGAACGTTGCGCGATTGCGGGCAGATGGTTCATAGGACTAGGATGAAGTTTTAAACTAGGCTTAGCTATATATAACGACCGCCGGTTATAAGGGTAGTTTCGCTTACCAAAAACTTATCACTACTCTTGTTTAGATGATAGTAGAACCTGAAAAAGCTTTCATATTAGGTGGTACTTATAGAGTTCCTGTGCTTGCGGGAATGCTTAATAAGGATTTCGTCAGCGATTTAAAGAGAGAGGGAACTTTCGATGAAGCCTCCTTCGACCGAGAGTATGGCAGCTAGTGGACTGGAACTGCGGAGGGTGCTTTCTTCGATGGCGAGCGCTTTGATGCTAACCGTACATTACAAAAACCTGAGTATGAAGCAACTATTAAATCAACAAAAGGTCAATATTATATACTTGCGGTCGATGTAGGTCGTAAGGGGTGTAATAGCGAGATCTTAGTCTTTAAGGTAACGCCGCATGCGCAAGGAGAATCTGTTAAATCTTTAGTTAATATTTACACTATAGAAGATGGACACTTCGAAGATTAGGCAATTAAAATTAAGGAGACTTTTTATAAATATAATGCTAGACGTGTTGTGATAGACGGCAACGGGTTAAATGTTTAGCCCCTTATGTTGGCGACAGCATAAGCAAACTTTTTGAATTGCTGGAAAGCTAAATCGAAAGATATGCTAATCAGCAGCTAAGTTCCTTTTTTTTTAAAGGAAAAAGTTCAACGACCATCTCGAAAGAGAGTACACTATAAGCTATTGATAGTGGAAGCGGAAAGCTTCTCAATGAGAAGATGATATGGTCTAATCTTGCGGGAAACCGCAAGCAGTTCATAAGAGAACGTATATAAGAGTAGCGTCTTATATAGAATGTAATGTAGGCATTGGACTTCTAGATTATATGGTAAAGGCCTAGTTAACGCATGAAGGTGAGGTTTTACCTCCTTTTGGTATCTACAATGATAAAGAAGGTTTTTATAAAAAGTTTAGGACTAACGACACAGAAGATGGAGCAATTTATATTATTAAAGCTAATGCTCCTATTAACACAGAAGCATATTCTACGGTTCAATCTGCGCTTAATAGCGGTAGATTAAAATTCCTTATTGAGCCTAGATTAGCTAAAAACAAACTAATGGGTACTAAAGTTGGCTAGAATATGACTCCTGAAAAGCGTGAGGAATATCTTATGCCATTTACTTTAACCTCTACATTAAAGGAAGAATTACTTAACCTTTATGAAGAGCGTGAAGGTATAAATATTATATTAAAACAATCAAGTAAATCAATTAAAAAAGATAAATTTTCTGCTTTATGTTATGGATTATATTATATTAGACAAGAAGAAGATAATGTCAAGAGAAAAAAGAGATTTAATGCTAAAGATTGGATGTTCTTTAACTAAGGTTAGGACAGATTTATTTAATATAATTAGTTGATTTTTTATAACTAATAAAAGGCGGTGAAGTATGTGTTAAGTTCAAGAGGAGAGATCAGGATACATCGTATCTTAGAAGCTAATGAAGTTAATTTTGTTGAAGAATATGAATTTCCTGACCTCGTTAGTACGAACCTAAAACCTCTTAGGTTTGACTTCGCCATTTTCGACGATGATGGACGTATTGATTTTCTAATTGAATATCAAGGTAAACAACATTATCAAGCAGTTAGTAAATTTGGCGGCACTAAAGGTTTATATCAACAAAAGTATAATGATGAGAAGAAACGCCTTTATTGTGCTGAACATAATATAAAACTAATTGAAATTCCTTATTGGGAAGAAGAACGAGTAAACTACGATTATATATTCAAAAAAGCTGGATATTAAGGAGGTGAGATATTGGCAAGTAGACAAGAAGAGATCCATGATAAAGGATTTGATATGTTTGGTAGAGTACAATACTCTTTAGAAGATGAGGTGCCTACCGAGAATAATGCGGTTCGTATAGGTGTGAAGAAGCTTGAAGACGCGGTTGTAAATATTGGAAGCTTCAAGAAAGCACACCGCTAGTATGGCGATAAAAATTTTATCCTTAATACTATCAAACGTAAAGATATTAATACTCTAAGAGAAATATCAAATTACTATTATGAATCTAGCGGAATATATCAACGAATTTGTAAATATCTTGCTTTTCTTTATAGATATGATTGGCACGTAACGCCATTCGCAAAAGATAAAGCTAATGATAGTAAATTACTTAAAGATTATACTAAAGTTTTATTTTACTTTGATGATTCTAACGTCAAGAAAGTTCTTGGTGATATAGCTTTAGCAGTAGTAAAAGATGGTGTTTATTACGGATATCTAGTTGACGAGGGCAGTAGCTTCTAGGTTTAGCAGCTTCCCGCACGTTATTGCAGAAGTAGGTTCAAGAAAAATGGATAGGACATAGTAGAGGTTAATCTCCAGTTCTTTGACTCCTGCTTCTCTAATGTTTAGTATCGTCTAAAAGTCTTGTCTCTTTTCCCCAAAGAATTACAAAAAGCTTATATAAAGTTTAAAGAGGGAAAACTAAAGCAAGATGTTGGTGATGATTATGGTTGGTTTATGCTTGATCCAGGTACTGGGGTTAAATTTAACTTGAATGATAGTGATTTTCCGCCTCTCATTCAAGCTATTCCTTCTATCATTGACTTAGACGAAGCACAAGAGCTTGACCGTAAAAAGACCATGCAGCAGCTCTTGAAAATAGTTATCCAAAAGCTGCCGATTGACAAAAACGGAGACTTGGTCTTTGACCTCGATGAAGCTCGGGACCTGCACAATAATGCAGTTACTATGTTAAAGAGAGCAGTGGGCGTTGATGTTCTTACTACTTTTGCTGATACAGAAGTAGCTGATATGCAGGATGATAACTCGACTGCAACCAGCGATGATTTGCAAAGAGTAGAAAGAACAGTGTATAATAATTTAGGTGTTTCACAGAACTTGTTTAATACCGAAGGTAATACAGCTCTTGAAAAATCTATCTTAAATGATGAAGCTACTATGCGAGATTTAGTATATCAATTTGAGATGCTTTTAAATACAATTATTAAGCGTTTTGATAAAACTCAATATAATTTTAGAATCGAGATTCTTGAAACTACGATTTATAATTATAAAGATATAGCTAAAATGTATAAAGAGCAAACCCAGATTGGTTATTCTAAGATGCTGCCGCAGATAGCTTTAGGTCATTCTCAATCTAGTATTATTGCTACTGCTCATTTTGAGAATGAAATTCTCCATCTGTCTGAAATCATGTTGCCGCCTATGTCTAGTAATACTATGAATAGTAATGTGTTACAGCAATAGCAATAGGCAGCGCATTCTTCTTCAACTTCTAAAAACAATAGTAGTGAGAATGAAGTGGGGCGGCCGGAGAAAGCTGACGACGAGAAGTCTGATAAAACATTGCAGAATCGTGAAGCAATGAGCTAATTGAAAGGAGGGATTGACGTTGCATATTAGTATTCCTGTTGATTCAACAATGGAATTTATTGAAATGACAAAGATTAGTCCTTTAATTAGTCATTGTTAGATTAAAGTCTGTTATGTTGGTCAACAGCCTAATAGGAACCATACAGTTATAACAAAAGAAGTTGCTACTGAAATGGGAAGAAATCTGCCGGGAAGCCCGATCGTTGGTTATTATAATCAAGATACTAAGGATTTTGAAGCCCACGAGCGGGAAGTGGAGATCAAGGACGGTAAGTGGTCTATCATTGATGTTACACGTCCCTATGGATTTGTTCCTACTAATGCTCAAGTTTGGTTCCAAAAATTTTCTGATGAAGGTATTGAAAGAGAATATCTAGTGACCGAAGGTTATTTATGGACTGAGGCTTATCCTGACTCTAAGCGAATTATAGAGCAAGGTAATAATCAGTCTATGGAAATTAATAGTAAAACTCAAAAAGGAACTTGGGCAGAAAATATAAATTTAGGTAGTAGATTTTTTATTTATAGTGAAGCATTGATTGAAAAACTATGTATTCTTGGAGAGAATGTCGAACCTTGTTTTGAAGGTGCGTAGATTAAATCTGAATTTTCTCTGCAAGATTTTAAAGCTGAAATGTACTCGATGGTACAAGAATTACAAGAAGCTTTAGGTAAAGGAGGTACAGAATACAAGATGGAACAAATTAATACAACAGCAGCTATTAATATTGTTGAGTCAAGTGAGTCTTTAGACAATACGATTGATACAAATTCTTATGCTAAGGCCGAAGATGATAAGAAACCTGAAGATAAGAAGAACTCTGAGCCCGAAGAGAAGGAAGAGGACTCTAAGTCTGAACCCGCTGAGGACGAGAAAGAGAAAAAGAATGAAACTAAGCATGAGTGCAAGGACGAAAAGAAGTATAATCTTGACGAAGTTACTGAGTATGCGGAGCTGAAGGAAAAGTTCGACGCTTTAACTTCAGAATACGCGCAGCTCGAAGCTACCGTTTCCGCACTTCAAGCTGAGATTTCTCCTCTCAAGGAGTTTAAACTTGCTAAAGAGCATGATGATAAGCAGAATATGATTAATAGCTTCTATATGCTTTCTGATGAAGATAAAGCAGATGTTCAAGCTAATATTGATAATTATTCTTTAGATGACATTGAGGCTAAGCTGTCTATTGCTTGTGTGCGTAATAGAGTTAATTTCTCTCAGGAAGAAGAGGAAAAGCCCGGTGTGACATTTAGTTTATCAGAAGTTGAGCAGGATTCTGCTATCCCTGCTTGGATTCAGGCTGTTAAAGATACTGAATCAAAAATGAATTAAAATAAGGAGGAAATGTAATAATGGCAATTACACGTTTAAGCGGCGCTAGCTTTGTTAAGCGTGGTTATTCTCAGGTTGAGCCTAACCACCTGTCTGCACAGCGCACTGGTCAGATCTATGCCCAGTTACCTGCTGCCGCTGATATTAATGTTTTAGAGAACGGCCAGTTTGTGAAGTATGATTATGCTAATGGCGAGGTTAATTTCACTGGTGATGGCGAGTGGATGATGGTCTTTAATGAGGTTAAGCTTTATGAGGATCGTCAGCAGTACGAGGATTTTGCTATGATTAAGCAGAATTATAACGCTCGTGTTTATAGTCCTATCGGCTAGAGCAGCTCTGACCTTCTGACTGTGCTTGACCACAGCGAGGAGGCTGTTAGAGAGAATTCTGATGAGGGTGCTACTATTCAGATTCCTGCTTATGATTATCCTCAGTATCTTGACGATGGTCAGAAGATGTTCCCCCGTGTTATTAAGACCAATGTGGGTGATATTTTTACTACCAATGGTGTGAATGAGACTTCTCTGGATAAAGGCGATAAGCTGACTGTTGGTTCTGATGGCTTCCTTTGTAAGTCTGGTGACGAGGAAGGCCCTACCTTCCAGGTTGTTAAGGTTTATACTCTGGCTGATAACCAGCCCGCCGTTAAGCTTCAGCGCATTGCTTGAGAAAGGAGAGATAGATAATGTTACAGTATAATGACCTTTTATCTTTAATGAAAACTGTGGCGAAGGCTAATCCCTCCGGCACTTATAGCGTGAATGGTGTTTCTATGACCTACGGCGCACTAAATGAGACTCTACGGAATGAGCTGAATGAGCTCGCTGGTACTAATGCTCTGTATCGTGAGAATAAGAATACTATTTTCTCTCTGATTGAGGAAACTATGAATGATATTCTTCCTACTCGTGTTCTTGAGCGTTATGGTCAGTTCGCTGAGACTAAGACTTTTGCTCAGGGTGATCGTCCTGTGTTTACTCGCCGTATGGGCCATATGCGTGCTAAGCAGTTCGTGACCCACGTTGGTCTGGCTGGCGTGTATGAAGTCTTTAAGCTGGGCGGGGAGAGCTTTGAAGTGCAGACCAATGCTATTGGCGGCGCTGCCCAGATTGGCTTTGAGGAGTTCCTCGATGGTCGTGCGGATTTCGCAGAAGTCACAAATATTATCTTAGAAGGCATGGATGATTTAATCTATCGCGAGATTGCCCGTGCTCTTATGAGTTCTATTAACCAGCTCCCTGCAGCTAATAAAGTTTCTACTAACCGTTTTGATGAGGCTTCTATGGACCGTCTGATTTAGGTTGCTTCTGCCTATGGTCAGCCCACTATTTATTGCACTTATGAGTTTGCAGTGAAGATGGTGCCTGAGACCGGTTGGGTTTCTGATAATATGCGGGATACCCGTTGGAATCAGGGTTATCTTGGCAATTACAAGGGCTGCCAGGTTATTGTTCTGCCCCAGTCTTATGAGGATGAAACTAATAGCCGTAAGGTTATTGATCCTGGCTATGCTTGGGTTATTCCTGCTGGCGCTAATATGAAGCCTGTGAAGATTGCCTTTGAGGGTAATACTAATGTGCGCGAGCGCGAGAATGAGGATTGGTCTCGTGACATCCAGGTTTATCGTAAGGTTGGCGTTGGCGTGATGCTGACTAACAATATTTGCTCCTACGTGGATACTACTCTGGCCGGTAAGCTGGATACTATCGGAGCTTGATTATAAAAAGGTAGGAGGGGTTAATCCCCTCCTAACCGCTGAGTAAAAGGAGATAAAAAATGAAGAGTACAGATATGATTAAGATAACTAATCGTAGCGAAGGTTCAGTGGTTTATATCATTCCCGAGCGGGGGATCCGCAGAGAGTTCTATCCGAAGGAGACCAAGCAGGTTGAATACGGTGAGATAACTGCGGTCGCCGCACAACCTGGTGGAAGAGAACTGCTGTATAACTTCCTTTTGATTCAAAATAAGGAAGCTATACACGAGGGGCTTAATCTAACAGAGGAACCTGAATATTGGCTTACCGAAGATATTATTCCTACCTGGATTAATGAATGTTCTTTAGACGAGTTTAAGGATGCTTTACAGTTCGCTCCTGTTGGAGTTAAGGATTTAATTAAGAAGTATTCAGTTTCAGTCCCTTTGAATGATGTGAATAAACGGCAGGCAGTTTTAGATTTTCTTGGATTTAATGTTACTTCTGCTATTGCTTTGAATGAGGCATCAAAAGAAGATAAGGTTGAAGAAGTCGAAACTTCTAAGAGACGTGTCGCTACGCCTAGCTATGCTAAAAAGGAAGCTTTGGTGATTCCTAAAGACGGAGAATGAGGAGGTGCCAAAAAATGGCAGAATATCCAATTACTGGAACCAACACCTCTTTCTAGGAAATTTATGACCGGTTCTTTGGTAAAATAACAGATGATATGTATTTCATTTGGACTAAAGAAGATACTGAGAAGGATCTTCTTAATATTCTACTTGATGCCATTCCTGGTTTTGAGTTTCCTCGATTTCCATTATATGATTACAATATAGAGAATTTAGAATTTAATTGTCATTTAACGAGTGAAGAAATTAATATTCTCGCTCATCTTATGTATAATACTTGGTTGCAAAGATAGATAGCATCTATAGAAAATGTTCGGATGAAGTATTCTGGGTTAGTTTATCTGGCCCTCTTTCTTTGGTAAGAAGAATTAAAATTTTAGGAAAAACTGGAACGCTGAGATGCCAACCAGAGCGGAAGGCTAATTTTAAAAAATTGGTCACGCGCAGAGCATAGGAGGATAAAACTTAATGGGTAAAATTATAGTTCCACAAGAACTGCAAGAGCAAATTATTGATTTATACGTAAATAAACAATATACTAGAAAAGCTATTAAACAAGAATTATCATTGCCTTTTGGGGATTCTGTGATAAAAAGAATTTTAGAAGAAAATAACATTCAAATTCGTACAAATAATGGAGCCCAAGCCGGAGGCAGAAAAAAAACTAAAGTAGAACGAGAAGTGCAAGATTAGATTATAGAACTTTATAATAAGGGCTACGGTCTTAATAAAATCGTTAGAGAACTTCATTTGCCTTTTGGTTTTGATAAAGTTAAAAGTATATTAAAAGATAATAATATTAAAATTAGAAACGTACAAGAATCTGCTCAAGTTAAAAATATGCCGGATTTACGAAAATATAAAATTAATGATGATTATAATTTTGAAAGCCATAATGGTGCTTGGATTCTCGGTTTTATAGCAGCAGATGGTTATCTCCCAATAACCAATGGTGCTCAAAACCGTATTACTATCTCTTTACAAAGAAGGGACGAAGAAGTACTATAGATGATAGCTAAAGAACTTGAATATGAAGGTCCTATATATCAATATGAATAGTGGGATGGCCATCTTGCTTCTTCTTTATCTTTTACCTCTAAAAAAATTAGACAAACAATAGAATCTTATGGAATAGGGAATAATAAGACTTTTAAACTTCATAATTTACCTGATAATCTCCCTAGAGAATTTCTTACTGATTATATTAGAGGTTTTTTTGATGGTGATGGTAGTATTTATGAACCAAAAGGGAAAAAGGTAAATATGAGTTTCACTTGCGTAAGTGATACTTTTTTACAAGATATAGCTTTATATTTAAACGAAACTTATGGAGTAAAAATACCAAGAATCCGTTCAGTAGAACGAGTTCATATTATTTATGATATTAGATATTATGTTGCGGATAGTTTAAAATTAGGAAAAGTTTTTTATGATAATAATTATTTAGCTCTTCCTCGTAAAAAACAACATTATTTTGATATCCTTGATAAATAT